GCAATTGTGGAAACAATTTTGTCGCGATCGACAAGGAGCGAAAAAACAGGCCAGCAGCCTTCTGCTCAGAGTCGTCACAGATTTACGACATGCCAGGAACGCCTACGAGAAGTTATTAAGCTTGGACCCAGACCTTTGTTATGGAAGGACTTTGGCAGGCAATGCATGTTTGCATTTCTCAGATGTTCTGGAAGAAGAAGCCCTCTTTCTTTGCGTACAGGCTAAACTCACAACGATTGCCTGTAGAGCAAAGCGCATCAACACGTGGGGATCTGGAAAAACTTGGCTGTCGACCCAGCAAGAAGTCTGTAAACAGTCGTTGCGGGCTTCAAGGAAGCTCAATCGTGCGGGCAAGAGCTATCGCGAGCTTCTTACCTTTCACCCCAGGGCCACTATTGGTCGGTTTTTTTATGCCATCCACCCACGCCATCTGCCAAAAGTGCTTGACGAAGTAATTACCGAGGTAGGAGCCGTGCGAGATCGGGTACCGCTCGCATACAACAAAAAGCGGGCCGGTGTAGACCACAATCTAGCCATCCTTGTTCGTCTACAGTTTTTCATCGAAGAGTTTGCGGAACGTTTGGATGGATACCTCCCACAAGTCGCAGCTAAGAGACTCAGCGAATCCGATTTGGCCGACTTGCTTGAGGCAGGGGAAAGCGCCTCTGGAGTGCACGAAGATTTGGCAATTACAAACCCAGAATCGATTGGGCGCGCTCTTGAGAGATTCAGGGCGCATAAAGGCAATGCTCGACTCTGCCAAGCCTTGCGTGCCAATGCTCATAAGGTTTGTGACAACCTAAAGTTTCGGTTATCCCACTAATTAAATAGGCCCGCCCCCTCTTTCAACATTTCAACACTACCCCAGCACGTCAACTTGTCGAATGCAGTTTTGCACAATTTGAGTTTTCGTGTCCTTAACTTCCTCCTGTTTTTTTTCTAGATTCGATCCTGCATTGGCGCAAGCAAGACGCGGCAATAGACAGCGTGGACGGAAATGGAGGACAGACGTGCCAAGAAAATCAGGCCAGAGTTCGCTTGTCGAAAGAGATACCAGCTTTAGTGCTCGTCGTCATACCTGTCAACTCAAGGTCGAGTACTTACCCGTCGAGCAAATAAAGCGTAACCCGGCGAACCCGCGGATCCACACGGAGAAACAGCGCGAACAGATTGCGCGGAGCATAAAGCAATTCGGATTTAACGTTCCCATTCTAATAGATGAAAAACGGATCGTTGTAGCCGGTCATGGGCGTCTAGACGCAGCAGAATTTCTTCATTTGACAAGCGTGCCCACTATTCAACTCAAGCACCTGACGGACGACCAACGTGTTGCCTTCATGGTTGCGGATAACAAGTTGGGTGAGAACTCGAGCTGGGACAAAAAGCTATTAGGTGAGCAATTGAAGATCCTTTCTGAGGCTGAAATTGACTTTAGTTTGGAGGATATCGGTTTCGAAACAGGCGCGATCGATATCCTGATCGAGGGACTGAGCTCTACACCGGAAGTGGAGCGTGATCCTGCAGATGCATTACTGGAAAACGACTCTTCGCCTCAAGTCACACGACTCGGCGATCTCTGGCATCTCGGTCGCAATCGTGTCTTTTGCGGAAACAGTCTGGAAAAAGGCAGTTATCTAGTTCTGCTGGAGAAGCAACGAGCCGCGATGGTCTTCGCCGACCCACCGTACAACGTCTCAATCGCACGGCACGCTACCGGTTTGGGAGCGATTCAGCATCGTGAATTCAGCATCGCGGCGGGCGAAATGACTGAGGGTGAGTTCACCGACTTCCTTGGCCAAGCATTCGCAATGATGGTGCAGCACAGTGCCGCCGGCTCCCTTCATTTCGTCTGCATGGATTGGCGTCACATTCGAGAGTTGCTGGCCGCCAGCCGGCACCTCTATTCGGAGCTAAAGAATCTCTGCGTTTGGGTCAAGGACAACGGCGGTATGGGCTCTCTTTATCGAAGCCAACACGAGCTGGTCTTTGTATTCAAGAACGGAAATGAGGTGCACTCCAACAATGTGCAATTGGGTCGCTTTGGCCGTTATCGCACCAACGTCTGGCACTACCCGGGGATGAATTCGTTTTCGCGCTCGACCGAGGAAGGGAATCTGCTCGAACTTCACCCCACCGTGAAGCCCGTCTGGCTTATCGCGGATGCTCTTTTGGATTGTTCGAAACGCGGCAACATCGTCCTTGATCCGTTCTTGGGAAGCGGCACCACGGTTATTGCAGCTGAACGTACCGGGCGGATCTGCTATGGCATGGAAATCGATCCGCTCTATGTCGATACGATCGTTCGTCGCTGGCAGCGCTTCACTAAGCTATCCGCCACCCACGCCATCTCGGGAAAGAGCTTCGCCGAACTCGAAAAGGAGGTAGCGCAGTGAATAGGGGCGACGACAATCAAGACGACAAAGATAAAGATATGGAGAAACCGAATGAGATGCCTGAACCCAGAACTGCCGTGGGCTTTTGCAGGCCGCCGGAGTCCACTCGTTTTAAGAAGGGCGCCTCGGGCAATCCGAAAGGACGCCCCAAAGGTAGCCTCAACGTCGCAACCGTTTTCATGAAAACACTTCGGGAAAAAGTGGTCGTTAACGAACATGGTCAACGCAAGACTGTTACCAAACTAGAGGCCGCTCTCAAACAACTCGTCAACAAAGCCGCGGGAGGCGATCTACGAGCCATCGGTCAGTTGCGCGACTTGGCGCGGGAAGCGGAAGCAAAGCAGAACACTGCGGCCACCCAACACTCTCAGGTCGTCGACGACCTTGATCAGGAAGTCATGCAAGGCATTTTGCAGCGGTTCCAGCAGAAAGATGACGAAGTTCAGAAGCTGAACGAAGTTTCCGACCCCGAGGAGGTCCAAGATGGCCACAATGAGTAGTATCAACCCCGCTGAATACCGTGCCGTGGCGAGAACTGATTTCAACACGTTCGTGCATCGCTCTTTCCGGGAATTGAACCCGTCTGTGCAGTTCATGCCAACCTGGCACAACGAACTGGTTGCCAGCAAGTTGGAAGCCTGTCTCCGCGGCCAAGTCAAGCGCCTGATCATCAATGTCCCGCCCCGATCCCTCAAATCGCTGCAGGCAGCCGTTGCCCTTCCAGCTTTCGCTCTCGGCCACAATCCGAGTGCGCAGATCATCTGTGCCAGCTACGGCCAGGACCTCGCCAATAAGCACTCTCTCGATTGCCGGAACCTAGTGTCGAGTTCCTGGTACAGGACTCTTTTCCCTAATACTCGGCTCTCTCCCCAGAAGCAGTCCTTGCAGGAGTTTGTGACAACACAGAACGGTTTCCGGCTGGCAACTTCTGTCGGGGGTGTACTAACAGGACGGGGCGCCGACATCATCATTATTGATGACCCGCTGAAGCCCGATGAGGCGGTCTCGGAAACCCAGCGCAAAGCGGCCAACGAATGGTACGATCACACCCTTTACAGCCGGCTCAATGACAAGCGCACCGGCTGCATCATCATTATTATGCAGCGCTTGCACGAAGACGATCTGGTCGGCCATGTCCTGGAGCAAGAGCAGTGGGAACATGTACGACTGCCAGCCATCTCCGAAGAAGAGGAAACCCACGTTATTCGTTCCTTCTTCGGCACTCGCACCGTACACCGCGCAGCAGGCGAAGCCTTGCACTCGGAGCGCGAACCCCTGGCGGTGCTCCAACATATACGCCGCACCATCGGGGAATACAACTTCGCTGGGCAGTACCAGCAACAACCGTCGCCGCTTGGCGGCGGCATGGTAAAAGCCGAGTGGTTTAAGTTCTATACTCCCGGAGAACAACCGTCGAAATTCGAAATCGTATTTCAGAGCTGGGATACGGCAAACAAGAACACGGAGCTGAGCGACTATAGTGTTTGCACAACTTGGGGGCTCAAGAGGAAGCAGCTTTATCTGTTAGATGTCTATCGACAACGTTTGGAATTCCCAGAGCTCAAGCGTGCGATCGTTAATTGGGCTTCTCATTTCCGCGCCTCGAACGTCCTCATCGAGGATAAAGCTTCAGGAACCGCGCTGATCCAGGATCTAATCCGCGACGGTGTGCTTGGAGTCACCAGCTACGAGCCGACTATGGAGAAGATCATGCGCCTGCATTCGGTTTTGAGCACCATTGAGAATGGATTTGTTTACTTGCCAGAACAAGCCGATTGGCTCGCAGAGTACTTGCATGAGTTGACAACTTTTCCGTCGGCGAAGCACGACGATCAAGCGGACTCGACCTCGCAAGCTCTGGACTGGGTCAGGACACGTCCCACTTATCCAGTCTCTGAATACAACCTGCGAAAAGCGCTTGAAATGGGGGGACCAATATACCAATGGATGCTTGACGATTTCGATAAAGACCAAGAGCCTGTGAAGTGTCCTCAATGCAATAGCTCGCCGACACAATATGGACGGAGGTGCCAGTGTCAAAGCTGTGGACGACTGTGGGAGCTACCTAATCCGTTCAACCGGGATGAGATGGTTTATACCTGTCGGCTTCCAGATGGCACGATTCTCTTTTGGGCCGAATCCCGAGGACTCTGGGTTAACCATGAAACCGGCGAAGCCTATCCACCTGGCCCCGACTAAGGTGGCGGAGCAGCATCGTGTGGCTCCCAGCCTGCCTTAAGCGTTGGTCGTTGGGTTATGAGTCGGCAAAAACAACGTAAGATCAATCTCTTGCGCGCACGGATGGCAACTATAGCAGCTGATTCATTTCTTCAAGTTAGAGACGATTGGGAGCCGAACGGGAGCGGAGACTCAAAGTTTTTGGAGAATCTGGTGAGCGCGGGTGTTCGAACCATCGACCCATGCCTTAAAAGGGCGGGGCAGACTGAGTCCTGTCGCGTGGATTCATCACTTTAGGTCGGTACCCGACCTTGCTGATCGGGGAGAAACGTT